AAGAAAATATAAGGGAGGTTACATACAAAAAATGAAAAAGTTAGTTAAGGAAAATCTAATTAAAAGACTGTCGGGGGGTAAAAATGGAACTTAATGCGGAACAGATTAAAACCAATATAGAGGCTTGTATAGAAAGAGAGTGCGAAAACTGCTCATACAATGAACAGACCGCTTGCAAAGAAACTATGTTATATGATACCCTCTCCCTCATAAACTCGCAGGAGCAGAGGATAAAGGAACTCACCGAGGAGAATGAGGCTTGGCAAAAGGCGTTGATAACCGAAAAAGAAAACGCAGATAAAGCCTATTATGAACTTGCTTGCGAGGTTGAGGATTTGAGAGCTGAGAAAGAGAGGCTGAAGGCTCGTGTGCTTGAAGAAAACCACTTGCGACACCAAGCTGAAGAAATGCTTGCACAAGGAATGTCCGTAGTAAAAGCCGACACCGTGCGGGAGATGCAGGAACTGTTGTATAAAGATTTTAACACGACAACAAAGCCAGATATGTATATAAAAAGCATTATAGACAAGAGAGTCAAAGAGATGTTGGAGGACAAGCAGTGTACATAATACCCATATATCTATTCATAGTCTGCATTTGTTACACTGTGTGGTATGTTAATGAAAAGCGTTAATAGCATTATTCAAAGTGAGCGTGTATGTTATATCTGTAGGAGCAGGTTGGCACTGCACTTACATCATATATATTATGGCAGAGGTAACAGATACGTAAGCGATAGGAAAGGCTTCACTGTTTACCTCTGTGCCAACCACCATAATCTCGGTAATGTTTGCGTACATAATAATCGAGCTATGGACCTTATGCTCAAGCGTGCGTGTCAGAAGAAATACGAAGAAACGCATACCAGAGAGGAATTTATAAAGCTCATAGGTAAAAACTACTTGGAGGAATAAATGGAAAGAAATAAAATTATAGCACCAAAGACTAATAGCCTTAATGATGTAGAACGCCTTGAAATAGCACGTCTGCTAATCAAAGCCGGTTTTTGCGTAAGAATAGCAAAAGAAAAACGAGGCAACGGTACGGTAACCGTTGTTGAATATTGGGAAGAGAAATAAATGTTAAAAACGAAAGGAAAAACTATGCAGAAATACAGTTGCGAAGAGTGCGTAAATAAAAATTCCCCTTTATGCGAATTGTGTTATAAAATTGACCAACCAAGCGGAAGCACCACAAAACCAACATACTTCGTTTCAAGAGGTGAGATAACAGTTATGAAAAAGCAAACTGCCGCTATACTCATTGTAGAAAATATAATCAATAGATTGCCTATCCCTATAAATTTAGTAATAGAATACAATAAATCAATCGAAAGAAGGTGATTTTATGGCACGGAAGAGACTTAATTACAAATGGGATATACCCTACTCTGTCGTTAAGATTGTTCACAGCCTTTGTGTAGATTACGATAGGCGTGTTGTATCAATCGCAAGCACCGATACTGCTCCTGATGTTATTAATCAGTATAAAGCACTTAATCAAGTTATCGATACAGCTCTCGAAGAAGTGGAGATAGGTATACGCAGGACTATGCTTGATGATATTCAAAAGCATCGTGGATATGATTTCTCCCCGGCTTCCCCTTATATATCCAAAAATACATACTATATGAGAAAGAGAAAAATAATACACGATATAGCAAAATTACTTAATCTAATATCATAACTAAAGCCCCGCATTATCGGGGCTTTTTGCATTAAAATAATTAATAGCTTGTTTCATCAAATCTATTTGGTCTCTCATATAGTTGCAGGTATCGAATAATATATTTTCATAACCGAACTTGTATCCACTCACACCGTGTGATATAATAGCTAGCACCTTTAAGGTAACCTGAGCAACCATTCCCCAAGATGGTGTAGCTACTACTTCCATAGCTATAGAGCCAAGCAGACCACAAGTCACAAATAGCTTTAGAAATGTGACGGCATAATTAGCACTGCGTTTTATCTCGGGGTTTACGCCTAAAGGGGCACGGTGAGTCGTAGCTCTGCCCCTCTTCATTATCATTTCAGACGTCAATTTGACGGGGGAAATTGAATTTGCTTTCCAAATTGCTTTTTTCTGCCTCTCAGATAGGCTATTTTTTGCGTTTAAGGCGTGTTTGTCTATAGACTGGTATTCTTTTACGTATTCAGCATAAGAAACGCCTACATCGGCTAAAATTTGCGACCGTGTGTTTTTTAATTCGTTGGAAATATAGTGCTCACAGAATTCAGGAAGCTTTCCGTGTAAATTCATATCCACTATTTGCTTTTTCAACTGGTCGTATTCAGATACTGTATCAAGATAAGTCTGACATTGAAGTCCCCCACGTCTTCCTGAGCTCGCACAGTTTATGTACATTAGATAAGAGCAAAAAAGGAAAACGAAAAATGATAGTGCTAACGATATACCTTGTACAAACGTGTTTAGTTTTATATCTGTAGTCATTGTGACTATGAATACAAATACGATAAACACACTCATAAATATTCCGATATGATTTATGAATCCCTTGGCTACTTTCTTTTTATATCGGTCACCAAGTTCTATTATATCTTCAGCAGAGGATTGAGGAAGTTTTTCTAACATTTTTATATCTCCTTATCGTTATCAGCCATCTTTTTCCCAAATCTGTATAATACAGCTCCTAAACTGTTGGAAATTGCACCAAAGAAGCAAATTATAACCATTTCCTCAATTATGCTTCGTAAGGCTACAAACAACACAAAGGCAATAAGCCAAAAAATCTCGACTGATGGGGATTTCAACCAATTTCGTATCTGTTTAATGAACGGAAGAATGGAAAAGAATGCAAACACAAGAAATAATCCTGAAATAGTGGCACTAGAGCTCCGTTCTACCCATACAGGAAACTGTGAAAAGGTGGCAGCAAGTGGAACGCTTACATCAATGCCTATAGCTACACCCTTGAGTATGTTTCCTTTCGCTTTATTCGTCATTTTTAACACCGTCCTCCGAAGACGTTATGTCGTGAACAACGCTTTCATACAACTTTGAGAGAGCTTTATCATCATTTATGAGTTTTATGCAGTTAGCATTTTCAAGATTAATTAAATCCTTTACTCCTTGAGGTAGATTTTTTGAATTTGGATAAACAGTCATTAGCATTTGCTTCACTGCTGACATTTCAACGAATAATGCAGTTATCATTCTGTCTCTTGCTTCTTCGTTGTTATGTATTTTCGTGAACCCATCCATAAGAGAGGAAATCTTTCCATCCATATCATTAACTGTGTCTATAACTCCATTTTGCGAGGTTGTAACCATAGTAGTATTATGAAGTGCAGAAGAAACTCCTCCGGCTATGCTTTTTGTGATTTTCCTGTTTTTTATGCTGAGAAAGGCACCGCCTACAAGCAATATAGCCGATAAAGCGTAATCTATCAATTCTTCTTTGTTGGACTCTACAAACTCCCATACCCTGCCAAGAAGCGTGTGATTAGATACAGTATCCGTGGCGACATCAACGGTTTCGCCTCCGACATCAGAATTTTCCGAAGCAAAACAATTAATGGAAAAGATTGCAAATAAAGTTGTAATAGCTATGATAACTAAAATTTTTTTCATATTATTTCTCCTTAAATTATGTCGTATCCGTTTAACAATTCAGTAAGTTTTGATTCTAATTTTTCACAATATTTCTGCAAATCTGAACAACGGCTGTCTAGTTCGTTGCAGAACAACTTTAGCTTTCTCAACTCGTCTGCGAGGTCTATGTCTTCTGCACTTACCATAACAACATCATTTTTTCTTGTGACGTATATTTTTTCACATTGCCAAATATTTTTATGGTTAGGCGAAAAGACGGCTATACTTACGGTTTTATCAAGAAATTTTTCTTCGATTGAACAACTGCATTTGTCGTCCAAGGTGCGATAAAAAGGCTTGTCCTTCGACTCAAAAACAGCCGTCGTACCATTTGGAGCATTTTCAAAAGCAAAATTTATTACGCTCCCTTTGTCAACTAGCTCACGAACTCGGTCTGCAAATATCCCCAGTCCTTTATCAGTAAGTCTGTATTTTATTAGCATAGTTATATTCCTTTCTAACGTTTATCGCATTAAGATTTTTCTGTAGTTTCGGTTTCGCCTAATGCGGCTCTTCTTTTTGCAATAGCTTCATCGATTAGAGCTTTAAGACGGTTATCTATTGCTTGAGTTCTCAAATCATAGGTTGCAGTAGCTTCGGGAATATACGGTGATGTTTCGTCGTTTTTAGGAACGAAGACGATAAGCTTTTTAACCTTATATTCCCACTCATCATCTACGTTGCGGTAAGAGTGAATTTCAAGAAGTTCACTAAAGGTTTCTATGATACCATTAGGTGATGTTACCGTAAGAGTTAAATCGGTTGACATTTGAACGCCTATATCCTCTGTTTCAATATCATAAATAACTAAAGCAAGATTAAAACGGGTAGCCGTAGCACTTTTTACTATATAACCATCGGGTGCATCTACGTTTACTGCGATTACATCTCCAATTATTGACCCTGTAAGGTAACCGTAAGAATCTTCTGTAAGCGGTGTTACTTCTGTAGGAGTGAATGTAAAGGAATAGGTTGAATTACTCCAAAATTCATCTGTAAACACATCAGTAGTACCAGGGGTATCTACATCTGCTCTCATACCTATTGATAAAGTACACTTTTTAGCATTAGACATTAATATGTCAACAGCGGTTGTGTCCATAGCTAAAAAATATTGCTCAAGGTCTACCTCTGATGGTGACATATTACTTTCAAGATATGCCTTGACAGCATCGAGATAGCCTTTATTGACAACATCCATCTCATTTACGGGAGCTTTGGCAATTGTAGCCGTTCCGTCTTGATTGACAACAAAGGCGTTTGAACGGTAGTCGTCACCGTCCGCTGTACCATTACCAACTATAAATAAAGCATTATTATCTTTCTTGTTATATTTACCAATAGCTGTTTGTGAGGCACCGCTTGCAATTGTGTGTGTGCCACCTGCGTGAGAAGCACGACCGCTTGCTTTTGTATATTCACCCTCTGAATGAGCACGATAACCAGCAACAGTTTCATAACCTTCAGCGTGGGCGGCTTCTGCCGATTCGATTGTTTCAGTGCCAAAACCCTCTGTATGTGAAGCTAGACCTTTTGCTTTAGTGAAACCACCTTCTGCGTGTGCGCCGTGTCCTGCCGCCTCTGTATTATAACCCTCCGAGTGTGCACTAGTATTTGTTGCTTTAGTATTTGAACCCTCTGCGTGTGACCTCTCACCTGTGGCATGTGTACATTTACCCTCAGCGTGAGAAAAGTCTCTTGACGCTTTTGTTTCGTCACCCTCCGAGTGTGCAAATTTACCAGATGCACTTCCATTTTCTGCAAAAGAATGTAGTCCTGTAGCAGATGCGATTCTTTTAACAGCTATACCGCCATTCGATGTTTTTTCAAGTGGAATAATATCGTCTATAGCATAAGGCTTTTGGTATCCGTTAGCATTGGTTCCGTATAGTATATTTGGGGTGTCATATCTTTTTACATAGCTGGTCAGTTTGAGCACATCGTCTAGGCTATACCAACCAGAATAGCCGTTGTCACCGAATACAAATCGGATTTGAAGTTTACCGTCCTCGGTTATTTGGTCTTCTACCCCTGTAATTAACTTCTCTAGAACGAGGTCTATTTTTTTAGTAGCTGTAGTACCGTTACTAAGCTTATATCCGATACTCAATACGTGAGTATTAGTATCGTAATCAAGGCTAAAGCCATCTTGCCTTATATATCGACCGTCGGCAAAATTTATGTTGATAGCCTCGTTTGAAGAAGGATTATCTCTAACGATTATGCCGCCGCTGTCGTTTCTTTGCACTACAACGCCAGACTCCGCTTCGGTTGACACATCTGTTTGCTTTACATATCGACCGTCGGCATAGCCTTTATTAACAACATCCATCTCATTTACAGGAGCTTTGCCAATTATAGCTCTTCCGTCTCGATTGACAACAAAAGCGTTTGAGCGGTAGCTTGCAGTACCGTTACCTACTATGAAGTAAGCATAGAGGTCTTCTATGTTATATTTACCAATAGCTGTTTGTGAGGCACCGCTTGCAATTGTGTGTGTGCCACCTGCGTGAGAAGCACGACCTCTTGCAATTGTGTATTCACCCTCTGAATGAGCACGATAATCAGCAACAGTTTCATAGCCTTCTGCGTGGGCGGCTTCTCCTGTTGATTTTGTGCCAACCCCCTCTGAATGTGAGGCTCTACCACTTGCTTCAGTGGAACCGCCTTCTGCGTGGGCACCATGGTTTACAGCTTCTGTGTTATAACCCTCTGCGTGTGTGCTTGTATGTGTTGCCCGTGTATTTGAACCCTCTGCGTGTGACCTTTCACCTGTAGCATGTGTACATTTACCCTCAGCAAATGAATACAGTCCAGTAGCTTCTGACTCGTGTCCTAGATTTACCCATTCTGTGCTATCTTTAGACTCAAATCCTTTAGCAGCAATACCAACAATACCGTTGTCATTCGCTCTTTTTTCAAGTAGAATAATATCGTCTATAGCATAAGACGTTTGGTCTCCGTTATCATCGTTTCCGTAAATGATAGATTTATTAACAGACGTTTTAACAAAACCGTTAAAAATCTCGTTTAATGCTATATTTTTTACATCATCGTTTTGTAAAGTTAATTGCAAATAACGTTCACCATCAACTACGACATCATCAATATTCGTTACAAGACTCTCCAAAGGTAAATCTATATCATACGGAGTTTCCATAGTATTGCCTTCGGCATCAAGTTGAGTAAACGTTATTAGGTGTGACTGTGAATTATAAGCAACTTGTATTTTTCCTAAATAGCGTTTGTCCGCAAAAGCTGTATTAATTGCAACGGATTTATCTAAACTCGAGGTATTTTCAGCAGGAGTGTTTACTATTATATTTCCATTACCGTCTCTTCGGACAACAGTGTTATCTTGTGCTTCGATTGACACCTCTGCTTTTTTGACACAACCGTCTATCCCTTGACCAAGTGCAGTATCTGCACTAGTACGTGCATCAGCTTCAGCAGTTATTTTACCGTCAAGTGCAGCGTCTGCATTAGCACGTGCTCCAGCTTCAGCAGTTATTTGACCCTCAAGTGCAGCGTCTGCATTAGCACGGGTACTGACTTCGGTGGCTATATCTTGCACAATCTCATAAATAGCGTTCTGAAGACTCTTTTTTTCACTGGTTTCACTCATTGAAAGCATTATAAGGGATGCCAATGCACCTGTACTTATTGCTTCTAATAAATCGGACAAACTTTCTATGTCATTTATTCCGGAAAGCTTTATATAATCAGTTATATAAAGAGTTTGCCCATCGACAACACGATTTCCTGCAAACAGTTCATATAGCATATTGAAATTGTCTATAAATTTCACTGAAGTTTTGTCAAACCATTCTTTTAATTCGCTTGCTGAAAGTCCGCCTTTACCATACACTGAAGCCGAATTAGGACGGTCTGCAAGAGCTTGGATGCCATTAATTTTTATGTAATTAGATTCAATTTTTTCAAATTCAAGAGCCATACTGCCCTCCTATAGTTTAGTTTTTTAATCTGCCGGCTATTGTATATCTGTACGCAATGTAATGCAAGGCGAAAGGTGCTTGGAATTCATCTGAATATATGAATATCTGCTTTTCCATCCACTTTTTTTCTTTCTCCTTAATGACGAATAAATTATCGTCATTCAAAACAAAGGTAAAGTCGGAAAAATCCATATCTAAAAATGAAAACAACGCAGTATTGATTCTTGCAACCTGCTTATATGGGTCATTGTTAGTACGCACCTTTATTTTTGCGGCAGAGCGTGAACGTGTCTTGGTTTTTACTACCATAGATTTTTTTACCGTGCTTTTAGTAAGATGAGGAACGTCACAGTTATCCATTTTGGTAGCACAACCGCTCGTTATAGCCCTGTTATTAAACGTGTAGTTCGCTGCACGTATTTCTTTAGACTCAGTTTCTCTTTCATCGAAATTAAAGCAACAAAGACTTCCGTTTCCAGTACAGAAGAAAAGATTACCGTCAATCTCCTTTATAACAACCGCAGGGTCAAAAGTACCACCGATATAGTCACCACGCCAATCCACAAAATAGCGCTTTTTGGTTCCAGCTTCGTTAGTTTCCTCGGTATACGGTATAATAATCTTCACTTCTTTATTGTCATATGAAACGGTAGACTGTTTCCTCGTTATTTTGTCTGAAAATAAGACAGGTCTACCTTCAAATCCAGTTTTAACCTCTAATTGCAAACTGTTAAATTCGCTAATGTTTTTTAATGCGTCAGGAATTTCGCTTGCGTAAAAATAATTCTCATATTGTCCTTCGTAAACGCCTATATCATTCAGATAATACCACTCATATTGAACGATACCAAGCTCGTCCGTATATTTTTGGCGGCTGTCAGCCATAAATATTTCGCCATCAACAAGTACTATTAAATATCCATTCCATTCTTCTAGCACCGCTTTTTCGAGGTTTAGGTTGGTTAATTTAGCATCAACAAGACTTGAGCGGTGTTCTATTGCTCTCTCGTATCTCACGGAAAGCTGACCCATAGCTTCTACGCCAAGCCTTGATATAAATACCGGGTCGTCAAGAAAGTTGCAGCTTGCACCAAGACATCCTGTACCGTTTAGACCACGTTCAGCAGGATAAGTTACAGGAACTATATTGTCTTCTACTTCGCTTCTTGCGTGAAAATAAACTGCACCGTCACTCTTGGCATTTGTCTTCAACACCATTAATTTGTTAGCTACGGATAACATCGAAGTTATAGGTGCGTTATTCTCTACACCATCTTGAACATAATTCAATTCTCCAAAATACGTTATATCAGGGTCTCCGTCCTTAGCTTGACTCCAAAATATTGTGTTCGGATAATCTGGATTACCTGACAAAAACAGACGGTTATCAAAAACTGCACCAATAGTACATTTCTTTATCTTGTCAGGGGTAGAACCGGTTGCCGTTGCGGTTATTTCAATACCCGCATATCCCTCCGGTTTACTCTTGTCTTGAGGTTTGACAGGTGCTGTTGAAAATTTAATACCGATAATATCCCCAGTAGTAGTATCTTTAATTAGATTCTCGTCGTTACACGTAAATGAATCATCGTAGTTCTTAACTGATACTATTGTGTTTGCCTTAGTGCTTAGATAAAATTCCTTGGTTTCTCCGTCTGCCACAAATGTATTTTTGAACTGAGCAGTTAGAAGATTAGCCTGTTCATATTCTCTTTCCGAAACCTCACCACCGGGCACTAAGTCTGCATACGTAGTCGGGATATAAGGTTCTACCGCTTTAATTGCTGTTCCGTCATACGTCCAAAGATTGCTTCCGTCAATAATTAATAAATCATTGCCTATACGGAATGAAGAACTTTTTTCAGTGCTAATGTTTACAGTTAACTGCATAAGTAAAACGTTATCAGTCTTCGGGGGTACGATCGCAGGCTTATTCGTGTCCTCCTCTTCAACACACGAGACATATAGATACCCCGTATTGTCTTTTTTAGCATGTATTAGTATCTGCGTTCCGTCCTTAGTTGCGTAGGTGTGCATAGCCAATACAGTTCTTTGTACTGTGCTGCCATTCAGCAATCGAAAGCCGGGTATAGTTTCAATAGCCTTTCCCTGCTCAGATTGATAGTCCTTGAACATATTGACGAGATAGGCAAAGCGTTGAGGGTTAACCATCGTGTGATCGTTGGAAAAATCTACGCCACGAAAGTTTGCGTAATATCTGTTATATACGTCACGATTTCCCAAAAGGTTTTTAGCGGTTTTTGCCATATTCTCACCACCCGTTATTAGTTATTGCTATCGGTGCAGAACGATTAGTATTTCTTTCAAGGTTATATGCTAACTCTTTATAGAGATTATAATAATACTGTGCCTTTTCCGGCTCGTCCTCAAGCCATACGTAAGAAGCTATCAGCGTAGGAAGAAGAGCCGCCTGCTCAACCCCTATATCTATGTCATCATCATTCTCATCTGCATTTTTACTACTGTTAAGAGCAGTAGGCTTATGTCTGTACAAAATACGGAATACACCGCTTATATCGTTAGGCAAGAGTATTATCCTGCCAGACTCTATATCGTAACCTTTGCCAAGTTTAGCAAATGTCGCATCGTCTTTTATAGGAGGACTTTCAAATGAAAGAAAATCGTCAACGAGCGATGATATATCATATCTCGTATATTCAGCGTAAGCAGGTATATCGCTGTCGTTTTCGCTGTATATATCCGCATACATAGCAACATTCTTTACAGAATACAAAAATTCGCCCGTGAAGCGAAGCCTTACACGAGCATCTGTATACGCACTATCCACCAAAATAAAGCCTCTGTAAGACTTAAATATATTTATATTATCTGAAGCAAGGCTTATGATATTCTTTGTTTCCCAATTTCCCGTTGCTTCATTGTATTTTTCTAAGTAACACGTGCCGGTTCCATCGGCTTCAAAATAATAGGATTTAACATTTTCAGCCTCAAAAATGAGGTCTTCTTTTTTGTCGCAAGGCTCATAGCATACGGTGGGGATTTTATTTTCAAGCGGTTTGTGCTTTAGAACAAAAACCTTTACCTCAGGTCGCAAGGCTGCGACCTGAAGCAAGGCTCTGTTAGCTGCTTGATAAAATCCTATTTCATTTTCAAGGGAATTTTCAAAGCCTAATTGTGCGACCTCTTTATAAAGTTCACAAACTTTCATACAGGGTCCCTTTCAGGATATTTTATGTAGTAGCAGTGGAAATCGGGAAATCGTCAAGTGCCGTTGCTCCCGATACTGCGGTATCAGAATCTACCGCAAGGAGCATATGCTTCCAAGAATTGAAGCCAAGACCGAATCTGGTACGACCCGTCCAAATGAAGTTGCCTGTGTGGTGGTCTTCCCAGTCGGTAACGGTCAAGGGAACTCTGTTGAAGAACATATTACCCTGAAGATTTTCATTTGCCTCGGAGGACATAATGATAAATCTGTCGTCGGTAGTTTCCCAATGAGGAAGAACTACGATATCCCAGTTACCGTACTGAATGTTTATATCGTTATCATTAGTGCCGGGTGTTCTCTCCGAACCTACGACCTTTTTAACGAGTGCTTCAAGCTTCGGACGGTTGGTGGGAATAATTATAACGTTTGCAACGTATTCAAGAGATTTGAGGTCCTCGTCCTTGAAGTTGCGGAGCTTATTGGCAAGAATCGTCAGAGCAAGTTCAAGCTGTGATGCATCGGAAGCAATACCCTTGCCGTAAAAATAGTTAGACTGTGATTTGGACTTGTTCTCAGCCTTTTTATAGGGGTGAGCGTTGTTGAAAACAGGCTTACCGTCACAGCAAGTAATATCTACAGTAGCACGATTAAAGGTATGAGTACTCTTCGTGCCGTTGGCAAGAATAGCTGCACCAGCAGCAATCTTAGTTTTTTCGTATGCACGAACGAAAGCCTTGGGGCGTGCTGCGGTGTCCGCACCGATACCAACGAGCGAGTCTTCTGCCATCTCGGCAGTTATAGTGAACTCCTTCATAAACTGAATATGCTCGATGAATTTCTTGAAGCCGTCCTGAACGCTGTCGTTTTCAGCACCCTGTCCTTCTCCTGCCGCCATAAACTCACCGAATTCGGTCTGACTCGTCATAGTTTCACCGAAGCGATTAGACTTTGCAATATTAAAGAGCTTTGTAAGTATAGATTTTTGTTTTTCGTATGCGTCGGATTCGCTCTGTATCATCATTTTAATAGGTGTTTCGAGCTTTCCGAACGTAGCATTGTTTAGACCTGAATTTTTAGAAAATACTACCATTTGTTTTTACCTCCATTAAAATCTGACAAGTACCTTGTCGTCTGCTTTTGTTGCACCGTTTAGAGAAACGATGGTTGCAACACCGTTCGTGGTTACAGTCGTAACACCAACTGCCGCATTGCTTACAAGATTGAGTGTTACTTTACTGCCAACAGCCAGTGAGCCGGGTGCCGCACTTATAGGTGCCGAATATACCTGATTAGACTCAACACGAATAACAGGTATAATTCTATCCGTATCGGTTGCCGAAAGGTCTGCACCTGCTATGTACTTCGGGGCATCAGTAGCCGTACACTTTGCCAGCTTACCGCTGGTCAGTTTGAGTGCTTCACCGTTGGTAATTGCAAGACTCTCGGTAACGGTAAGATACTCGGGTTCTGAAACGTTTGTTCTTCCGTTTTCAATTTTAGTTAAAAAAAACATCTTTTTCTCCTTTAATGATTATTTGACTTTTTTATAGATTGCGTAAATTTCTTTATCGCTCTTGTTAGGAAATGCACTACGCATCATAGCAAGCTGATCCTTTGGTATATAACCTACGGAATCCTTGCTTCCCTTTGGCACAACCGAGCGAAGATGTGCCTTATTGTCATTCAAGGACTGCCTTTTAGTCACTGCGGCTACGCTTTTACGTATTCCCTCGGGATTTGCGGCGGAATAAGCCTCTTTTGCCGACAGCCCCAAATCTCTGAATTTAGCGAATTTTTGCAGATTGGGAATATCTTTTATAGTCTTATACTCCTTTGCCTCCGGGAATAGTGACTGAATTTCTGCCAGGTCCTCTTTAGCTTGCTGGGCATACTCCATATTAGCAAGTAGTTTTTTAGCTTCCTCAAGGCGAAGATTTTCGTCCCGATTCTTTTTGTATTCTTCAGGTGACTGCTCCTCAGCCTCGGCAGCGAGTCGGATAAGTCCGTCTAAAACGTTATCGGATTTTACACCGAGCTTTTGCAACGTATCCTTACCCTGTAGCTCGTATTCCTTCACCAGCTTTTCAAGCTCTTTTATACGAGCGTCCTTTTCGTCAAAGCTGTTTTCTTCTTCAGCATTTTCGTTCTCCGGGACTTCTTCCTCGGATTCGTTCTCCTCAAGTTCTTCGGACTCTTCTTCGTCTGAAAAATCGTCCTCATCATCCGGGATTATGATATTGCCCTCTTCATCGTAATCGAGCTCCTCTGCCGGTGCTTCTTCCGCATAGGTGTTCTCATTTTCGAGCATATCGTTCTCTTCCATTTCATTGTCCTCCTATGGATTTGTTATTTACTTGGATTTCTTGCTTGTACGCAGGTCGGTGCCGCTGACTTTTGTAGCACGTGGCGAATCCTTGCCCGCCGATTTCGGAGCGTTAATTATTCCGCCCTTATTTGTAGCACATCCGTTGCTGACTTTCTTCATTGCGGTTCCTCCTTTCCGCTAAAATGATAAGAAAAGAGCCATACCACCCTTATCGGTGAATATGGCTCTATCTCTATGGATTTTGGCACTGTTATTATTCGGTTTTTGCTTCCCATATTTTCCCGCATTTTCTGCACTTAAAGGACAATCCGCTAATCTTACTGCCTTTAAGCAATCCAACACGTGGGACCTTTTCCTTGCAAGACGGGCAGATAAGCCGAGTTATCTCCGCCTGCTCAATAGGTTTTATTTCCAGCATATATAAATCCTCCGCTTCTATATTAGCACAAACTAAATAGCTTTTAGTCGCAATATTGAAGCTATTTAAGGATTATTTTGCCGTTTTTTACCTTAAATCCGCACTCCTCGGCTAATTCCTGCTTTTCCGCTTTCGTCATTTTCTGCTTGAAGATATATTGCAAGAGTTGTTTTTTATCCTTGTCGCTTAGGCTATATCCATTCGATGCAATCAACAACAGCTTTTCATTCCTTGAAATTTTCAGAGAATTTATTGCAGTAACAATCTTTTTCCGCTTACTTCCCGAAACTGTTTCACCGTTCTTGTCCTTATCGCTGTCAAACCATCTCGTAGTGAAGTAATACGAATAATAATCGTCGTAGCTAAGTCCTGCCTTATTGAAGAGTGTAGACTTTCCGTATACCTTTTCGTCATACTCCGAAAGAGCTTTTTTTGCCCCGTACATAAGCCTTGTAGCCTCGGTGAAACGCACGTTTTGGAATGTCTGCTCGCTTACATCCTTGGGTAGCTTTATGGATGCCGTAGCTTCTATGGCTTTTGTATAAAGTCCAAAATCCTGCTTTGCAGTTCTGTACGCTTCGTTTATCAGTATACGAATCACCCTCGTTTGCTGTAGCTTCTCCGCACTTGATAGATTGGAATTCTGTATCTCACTTATCTGCTTATACATCTCGCTTACCGCATCCTTTACCTTGTTGAGATACCGCACCTGATAAATTGCCGTGTCGTCACCGGCAGTCTTTGCATACTGTGCTTTTTCGTAAATTTCGTAAAAATCAGCAGAGAGCTTATTTGAGGTTGCTGGGTCAATAGTGAAGTTGCCCGTAAACCAGCTTAGTTCCTTCACCTCAGCCTTTGGCGTAGTAGCAGGCAGAACGAAATCGCCTATAACGCCTAAATATTGGTCAAGCAGGTAATGAATCTTTTTGGGAGAACGGTTTATCTTCTGCCCTATGGCTACTGCAATAGTGCTTGTACTCTCGTCATATCGGTCTTTCGGAGGAGTGTTTTCAAACTGTCTGCCCTCAATCTCAGTGCCGTACCACGTGGTATTATTGGCAACGTCAGAGAACGGTGAAAGTATAGAGCGAGAGAAGTTCTCTATAGGTGTTACCTGAGATATAACGTTTTCAAAATATCCCTCAATATCCGCATCCTTGCCGTTAGCCACTCTGACGGTTCTGTTAACCGCACCGCCTATAACGCTTGCAACTCTTCCACGGGGGATTTTGATAAACGTTCCGTTAGGAAGCTTTACAAGGAAGTTGTTCTCCTTATCCTCTTCCCGAAGCTCCTCATAATCCTCGTCATCAGAATACATAAGCATATTTATAATCATAGGCACTATGCCTATAATAGTAGCCTTTGCGAGCAACGTAGCAATTGCTCTGACTATATGCTCACCAGTGACGGCATCCTTTACGTTGCGGAACATTTTATCAAAGCCTTGTATAGCAGGGTTAAGGAAAGGAATAAACGTAGCGTTTAGAACCTTGGTAATCCGTCCTCGTCTTCCGAAGTTGGTCGTTACCTCGGCACTGTTGTATATAGCCGTTTCAACCGAGTCACCAGCCTCTATTGAAGCTAGGAATTCAGCAAATCTCGTTATCTGCTCAACGAAAGCGTTAACGTTCTCAATACCAATCAGAATATCCTTGCCCGCTTTAGGAAGCACCATCAAAACGTCTTTAATAGATACTCCATCCTTGATGTCTAGGAGCTTTCTAAGCTCGTCAAATCCACGTGAATTTATCTCACCGTTAAATCCGTTTGCATCAAATACGGTTGAGCTCCAACCACCGTAAGCACGGTAAAGCTGCCATTTATCAGAGTTTTTGAGCATCTGAGCTATCGCCACGCCTACGTTCTTTGCAAGTAATGCCGGATGCTTAGAGTTTAATCCTGCGTCCTGTGCATCACGAATAATGTTGCGTGCGGCGAATGCGGGATTATACGAGGTTACGAGTTTTTTGAAACCTCTGTTCGCTTTTGCGGCTAGATTTAGAATGGTGCTGTCAAATTCATAGGTCGGCTTGGTTAACGCTTCAAAACCGAGGAATATCTCACGTGAAACGTTCATCGTGATTTTTTCACCGTCTTTATAGAAGGTAATTTGATTATTTTTGTTCTTCTGCTCTACTTCTACACTTTCGGTTTGCAGATTTGCCGCCTCGGCTTTATTCAGCTTCTGCCTTGATACTATCTCTACGTAGGTATCGTCATTAGAAGCCGTTGCCGCTTCATATATAGCGTTTGCAAGCTGATTTATCCGACCTGCACGCATAAGCTGTTCCGTCTGCTCTGCTATGCTTTGCTCAAATTCGCTTATGTCCTGACCGCCGCCCTTAGCCTTTTTAACAGTCTTGGAAACCTCAAGATTTCGGCTGCCCTTAACAGCTCCGATTCCCGAATAAGAGAAATCTCTGTACGCAGGAACGTAATGAGGATAAAGCTCGTTCATATACGCCTCTTGCTCGGCTGTTATTAGTCCGGCTTCAACTCTCATATGGTTAAGTGCTCTAAGATAGGTATATATCTTTTCTGCCGTTTCATTCCAATCGGGGTGTACGCTTTCGTACTTTTTAACTATTTTCCGTGACTCTTCGGCAGTTATAGCACTTGCTCTGTTCTCATTCTCTCCGAATATAGGCTTATTCTCTAGTAGCCTTTCTTTAATCTTGGCTTCCAGCTTCTTGGCTTCTCTCTCACTCTTTCGGTTCTCTTCCTCAAGAGATTCAATCTCGGAATGCAGTGCTTCTTTCTTCTGCATATCTTCCTTTGAATTGCCGAGGTAAAACGCCTCTTGTTCAAGCCTTGTTATCTCAGATTCCCTCTTAGTTATATCCTCCTTGATAGCTTCCAATGCTTCTCTGTCTGCCTTAGTCCATTCAAGCGAGCGTTCCTCTAGGGTCATTCTGTCGATATTAAGCCTATGGAGCATATAGTCCTCAAATTTCTTTACGTTATTCTTGCCCCTTGACCTTATAGGCTTCATTATCTGATGTATTCCGTCACCTATCTTTTTGGTTTCTTCGCTGAAAACGTCGTACTGAACAGAGCCTATCATAGTTTGTGCTTGGCTTCTGCTTGCTCTCGCCTGCTGAATCCTTGCCTTAGCATTCTTATCTCCGCTCTCATCAAGATACTTCTGTATTCCGTACATCTCGTCTACGGTGTCTATGTAAAGCCTGTCCTTTGCCGTAAAGAAATTTTTCTTAAAGCTCTTTATTCTTCCCTTGATTGAATTATCCTTTTCCGTTTGCTTTGCTACGTTTTCTACGGTAGGTGATTCAAAGTCCTCATCTTCGGGGAGAGAGTATCTTTCAATTATTTCTCCATCTTCTCCAACGCTGAGAGAATATCCGCTTCGGTATTTCTTTCGTCCTCGATTATTTGTATCAATTCCTCCGCTCGTCTTTCCGCTGTCACGAAGTCTTTTATATTCAACAAATGATTTAGAACCTTCTCGTGTGTACTGTTTTGCAAATCCTTTCTGTTCAAGGAACGCAAGATGAGTATCTGAGCACGTCCTTCCTTCATAAAGTACCTCCTTTATAATTTCCATTTCAGTTTCCGTTTCGGCTGAAAATCTAACTACTCTGTTAATATAAAAGTTGTTTTTCGTACCATTCACGAAAACAAATACATTGTTTACACCAAGAGTTTTATGTGGGTCATTGTTTACCTCGATAATAGCCTCACCTTTTGAAGATTGCTTGAAAGTACGCAAAGTGCTTCTTTCTTTAATCTTGGAGTAAACGTCGTCAAGCTCACTCTTTGATATACCTTCCGCATATCTCGCCCAACCAAAATTATTATACTGCTCTTCGGTATAATTTTCAATAGTTTCTGTATCTTCCGCCAAAGAAAACCTCTCTTCAGAAGAATTTTCCAAAGATTTTTTTGAAAAACTGTTGCTTTTTTCGGAGTTTTCGGGTATAATGATATTAGAAGCGGTTTCGTCACGCGGAGAGTTGTTGGAGCTTTTGCTCCCTCCGGTATTCGTGCCGTTTCTTTTTTTATACTTTTTTTCGTATTCTTCAAGGTATTTTTCCTCACTCACACCGATCATATTCTTAAATTCAATAGATCCGTGGCTCTTGGATACTGTTTCGATTACCAAAACTCTGCCGTCACTGATTTTTTTGCTAAGGCATATCTTAGTATTTCCGCTTTTGTACTTGATGGCATATACAAAATCGTCATACGTTGCAACATAAAGAGGGATATTCATAAAATCCTCTATGCTAAGATCAATATCGCCCGCTTTCTTCGCATGTAGGTGTTCTTGGTATGCATGGTGAATATCGGTTGCTACAAGTTCCAAGTAATAATTTGATATTTGGATTTTTCCATCAGAGTAATCGGAGGTTTCCTCAGAAAGCCTACTATCAACCTTGCCATAAGCAACAGCAGGTAAGTCTTTTTCGCCAGCAATAGCCTTTTCGATATATTCACGTATATCCTCTGACGTTGTAAGAATAATCTTTTTGCCATTATCAATAGCCTGCTGCTTATATTTGTTGGCACGACCTCCAGCACGTAGGTATCCTGGCAAATCTTCTTCGCTCAAGAAGTTTATTGCGTACCTCGTATCCGTATCAACATCTGTGCTCGTTACAGGATTTTCTTCGCCATTTTCTACGCTTAATGCAAGTGCAGGTGCAGAATTTGACTGATAATCTCTATCGGCTACCTGTTGGAACAGCTTCCTATACTGTCTTGCAAATTTCCTAGCAGCAGAGCTTAAATTTGAGTCATCCGCATAAGTGCGTGCCGATTTGTTGAAGAAGCCCATTATTTTATCCTTTATTGTGGGTTGCTCTTCTGTGAGATATGCAAGCACGTCTATATCCGAGAATACTGTTTCCGTATAGTGTGCCGCTATCTCGTCTATAACTATTGACTCAAAGTTTTCGGGAAACTCTCCGTGATTTATTTTCTTATAATACTTCTCGTATCTAGCGGATATTTCTCTTTGCTTATTAACGTCCATATGCTTTATTGCGGATTTTATCAGCTTCCAAGAAGCTTTTTCTCTGAATAGCTTATGGAACATCTCGTGTGAAAGCAGAACGTCATATTTTAGCTTAGATTCGGGATTTACGTATACCGTTTCTCCAAGAAGCATACCGTTAGCATAGGTCGTATTTCCGTCCTCGTCTATTCCTGTTACAAGCTTGGTTTTATCAAACGATATGGAAAGGGCGGATTTTGCCGCAAATCTTGCAAAGGTTATAACGTCTTGCTCTGACATGTTATTCTTCTGTGCGGCTCTTATCGTTGCTCTTACAGCACTCTTATTCAGTGCATTAAGGCTTCCGTATTCCTTGATATGTTCCTTAGCCCATATGTCATTCTTTACTGCTTGTACCTTGCTTTCGGTTTCACCCTCTACTATTTGGGAAATATTTTTTTCGCTCAAAGGGTTGATTTTTGCTATTCTTTGTAGTATACTAATTAACGAAGGAGCAATGTCGCCGGATTCACCGTTTTTATTAACGGTCCCGGTCTTGAACGACATAGCTCCTTCACCAATTGAAAGAACTTCGTGCAAATAAAACCTATTGCCGTTATGGTCTTTTATAAGAACAACACCCATTAGGTGTGGTGTTTTGCCGATTTTTATTGGAGCTGCAAGAACAACGGTATCATATCCTCTATTCTTCCAATTCGATTGGTAATCTACTATCTTTCCTTTCTTAATAACGTCAGGAACAGCTGCGAATGATGCAGCTTTTTTTCTTCCCATCCCGTGACCAATATCAGATTTTACACCTCTTTTGTCTATTATTACATCTCCGATGATTGAATTTTTTACTAAATTACCGTGTTTTCTAAAGAAATTAGCAACTTGTGTAATCAAATCAACTGGACCTTTTTTGAATTCTTCACCTGTTATCTTTGATACATACGGCATATTGCCTATTTCAGATATATTTGTCTTTATGGATTTTTTTATAGCTGATGTATCAATATCTTTTGAGTTATCAGCAGAAATTTCGCCCTGTGTGCTGTTTTCGGCTATCTGACGTATTTCTTCCAGTGCGGACTCTGCTTCGGCTCTCGTGAGGGTCTTAGACATCTTTCGAGTAGGGTAGTCGAAGAGTATATAATTATCTCCCTCTTTAAGCACTCCTATATCCGCTTCACCCTGCTTATATCTCGTTGCTCCCTCTTCTTTCGTGCTGAGAGTAGAGGGGATTTTTTCTTTTGCATCAGCCGCGGAGATATTCAACAGCTCTTTTCTCTTTGCGTTTCTGTTCTTAATCTCCTCAACCTTTCCGCTCTCATAGAATTCGTCCATTTTTGCACTAAATGCTTGGGGTGTAAGCTCGCTCCAATCAGACTCTTTTATTCCGAGTGCTTGAGATACAGCTTCCATTTCTTTCGGTGAAGCCTTTTCAGCAAAATCTCTTATAGCAGTTTCGTTAACGTATGTATTCATATTACCGCTCGTTACGTCGTTCGCAAAGGCTTCGGTATTCATACCTAGTCTTCCTGCTACTTGAAGAACGGTTAGGGTACGTAATGCACTGTTTGTCTTTAACGCCTTGGTAAGAGAACGCCTGTAAGCTCTCTTTGAAGAGAAATCTACACCTGCTTTCAAATCCTCGGCTGTAATGCTTATTTTCTCACCTGTAGCGTTATCCGCATAATACTGATTTACCGTTTCGGCTACGGCATCGGCATCGTTCACTATATTCGTTGCCGCTTTAGCAATATAAGGCTGAAACACAGCTACGGTGTTCGCTCGCTCAATATAGCCGAGCAACATTCTTTGCTTTACGGTTTTAACCTCACCGCCTGTCTTCTCAAGACTTGCCTTAAATTCCTTTAATGCACTTTCTACCGCCTCAAAGGCTTCGTTTTCGCTCTTTTTCTTGGACTCGAATTTAGATATTATTTCAGCATTGTCTATAACCTTTTGCGTTCTGCCCTCTGTTTGAATTTTATTGCCTATATATGCGTTTCTTGCAAGATTTATAGAGCCACCGGCACCGCTCATTATCATACCGCTAAGACCGCCGATAAATGCTGAATAACCTATCTCCTGCATAGAAGCGTTTTTAGCATTAGGGTCATACGTAGCACGTTTCAGATAAGGTGAGAAGAACGTCGATATACCCTCTTCAACCGCTTCACCGGCAAAGCCCTTTGCCAATGTTTTTACGAGGGTATCACGTGTTACCTTCTGTGCAACATTTCTTCCGAACGTTTTATAGACTGTACCTACGCCAACTCCAAGTATATTGTCCGTGAAAGCCTCTATCGAACCTTCCATTGCACCCGACATTGCACCGTAGGCGAATTCGTCCTTACCCAGCTTTCCCGTCTGTTGATAGGCTTCTTTAGTCGCCATACCTGCGGCAGAAAGTCCCGAAGTCAAAAACGTAGTAGTCGTTTGCAATGCAGTAGTGGCAACTACAGATGCACCACCGGTTACGACACCTAAACCTACGTTTATAGCAATAGACGGCAAGCTGTTACCTATTCCTTGAGCTACGTCGCCGGCTGTTCTCCAGTTATCGTCGGGGTTATACCATTCATCTGCGGAATTATAGTCTACCCAATCGTTTGCAAACTGTTTTTCTGCCCAATCGTCAGCTCCAAACAGCTTAGCAAGTCCACCTGCCGAATAATCCCATATGCCCTCAGCCCAACTAAGAGCACCGAGTCCTACCTTATGCCCAAGATAGCCAAGTCCTCCCCAAAAACCGCCGACGTTTTCCTCGGCGGTTTCTTCTGTTTTAGAGGTAATTGCAGGAACGGTTGAATTAGCTTTTGATAACAACGGTCCGTATTTGACCTTGTTTTTGTTATTTACCATTTGTGCTATAGTTATGTTTCCCATTATATTATATCGACCTCATTTCGCAATCCGATCAGCTTTAGTCGGATCATAGTATATCTTCCCTTGCGGATCTACATAAGCCGTATCTGCACCGTAATAATAATCTCTGTTAAAATACCCCGGAGGCAAATATAGTGTACTGCCCTTTGCCGAATTTGTATCGAGATACTCTCTTTCACACTTTACGAATATGCCGTCACCAGCATAGATATAGACACCTTTGTCCTTATCAACCTGTCCATAGTTCATAATAACGTATTGTCCTGGCTTTAAGTCTCCATTCTCAACAGCCTTGAGTATAGCCGCAATATATTTACCCTGTCCGCTGTCTGCGTCATCAATATCGTTAAATTTACCCCATTGTTTTGAGTTGTAATCAGAACTGTTTATATCTACGACAGTACCCTCTATGTATTGTGCCGCCTGCTTATCAGTTTTTGCAATCTCTTCTTTCAGCTTATCTGCCGCATAGCATTTGTTGAATATTGACTGAAGCTTTGTCTTAACATCCTCATCCGTCCACGGATTATTCAATATATCGTCAACAGCCTCTTTTGCGTCCGTGTAGGACATCATATTACCATCACTGCCTATGAACGATGATTCTTGCAAGCTGTTATTCCACTTCGCTATTAAGTCCGCATGCACTTCGGGGCTTATCTTTCCACTCTCAAGGTCTGCATCAACGGCTTTCGTATCAAGCGTTCCATTCTCAAGTGCAGAGTAATAGGAGTTAGCAGTTATAACAGATTGTCCTGAGCCTATCTGTTCAGGAGTTAATCCCACCGCCTCGCCTATCTTGTCTACAAAGGAAGCATCTATAGTTCCATCAGCTATACTTGCAAGGAATTGTGCATATTGGGTCTTCATAGCTTCATCATGCTCAAGTTCTTTAGCGTCAAGTGCCTGATTAGAGGATGCGGCAAGTCTTTCTGCCGCCTGAACGTCGTCACGATATTGCGTATATGCCTTTGATTGCAGATACTCTCCATATCCACTTTTAGCAAGACCGCTTGCACCAAGGCGTTCATTGGTTACGCCATATGGATTAGTATTTTGGTTATAAGCAAATTGTGCGTCTGCTATAGCTGCTTTGCGATTAGCTTCGATTTGATTTCTCTGCTGTTCGAGCCATTCACCGTATGTGACTCCCGTACTTGTTTCCGTAGAGCCATTGCCTGTATCATTGACTGTACCATTGCCTGATGAACCATCACCAGAAGATGCATTATCCGTACCGCTTCCTGTATTCGTTTCCGTACCACCCGTAGATGTATCTCCTGTAGATGTAGATGTGGAATCACCGCTTACAGTGTTTGATTCCGTGCTGTTTGTTTCGGGTTGAGTAGACGGCTCGGGGGTCGGCTCTGTGGTTGGCTCGGCATTCGTACTTGCAGGAGTTGACGTGCTATTTTCGGGATTTGTTAGAAATTGTAGGATACTGTTCACGTCTGCTCCGAAGCTTGAAGGCTGAATAACAGGCGTAATGGTCGGCATATTGGTCAAGAAAGCACCATAACCTTGAGGTGCCGAAGAGCCGTTGCTTGTACCATTTAATGCCACTGGCTCTGGCTCGTTTTCTTTTCTTTTTGGTTTAGGTGGTTTTAACGGATCAATCATTTATTTGCCTCTCCTCTCAAATAATTCTCATAGCCTATCCTATTGTTGATTTCCTCTGCCATCTGTTGATTTTGCTGTTGTAATTGTGCCATTTGTGCTTGCCTTTCGATTTCACGTCTAAAACGTTCCACGTTTTCGTGAGCACCGGGATAGTGCGACTTCTCCATATTAAGCCAAAAAATAAGTAAGGTTTCCAAATTTTGAGGATTGCCATAAGCACCCTCACGTAAGTTGTTGCGTGTTTCCTGCCACATCAACTCACGAGAACGCTCAACGTCAATTGAAGCATCGGCTGAGAATATATATTCGTCATTGTAATAGTATTCGCCTGCTTCGTCACGCTCGATAAAGTCGTATCGGTTAAACGTAGAATTCTGCCTAAATCCAAGCTCATCTATGTACACCGCAGGTCTTGGCTCGTCCGAATAAGCAAGATAAAGCTGGAATATAATTTGGTCTATCTCTGCATATGCGGCATTTTTCATTCTTCGTTTGGAATCAAGTCTTCCCGCCGCTTGATTTATCTGCATTTGCTTAGCCTTTCCCGATTGTGCAGATGGGTCGTACTGCCCTTGGAACGAGTCACTTATGCCAAGCAACCTTTTAGCGTGGTCGTAAAGTCTTTCAGCCTCAGCTAAATCCTGTGATACGTCCGGAGTGGTGTCTATTCGACCGTACTGACTCATAGACTCACCCGGTTTGAGCTTGATAACCTGTCCAAACACAGAGTTGTTGAGCGAAACGCTTGCATCCTCGGGAACAACAGGCGTTATACCTGCCCTTATGAGCTTCTGTGCTATTCTTGATTCTATCTTGTTTATGGTCTGTTGCTGCGGACGTATAAATTCGCAATCAGACTGACCCAATAAGCTATTTTCCTGTGACGTATTTTTTCGTATGACTATGGGCAGAATGTTCGGTGTATAGAACGGCAGTTTTGTCTTTTCCATAACGGGAACTTGTATAGCCGTCATTTTAGGCAAGGGCATACCGTTTACAATATCCATCATTACGTTGCCGCCTGAGTCTATTGCCTGCTTATATTCGGTCTTGGTCTTCACCATACCGTTTTCTATAACTTGACTCATTGCAGGTATAACGGTTCCGTCCGACAGTGCTATATCCTCGTCAAGCTCCTCGTATTCCTCGTTCATAAGCTCATACTCACCGTCTTCGCAGGTGCATATTTCCTTGCGTTTACCGCACTTCTTGCACACATATCTCTTACGGGCGAAATAATCCTCAACGTCAAGCAGCTCTGTATCTCCGCTCCAAACATACTGACATACCTTATCGTTATCGTCCTTGTAGTAGCATACTATTAGGGTAGCCGTATCATCTGTTTCTGCCGGGTCTTCTGATATTGCCTCGTCAGCAGTATCAATATCTACACCGTACCTGCGTACAATATCTTCCCTGGTCGTCTCGAATTTGATAAAACAGTATTCCATATCCTTAACGTCGTATATCTTAGGCTGTCCTACAAAGTTCGCAGGACTAAGACAGGAAATCTTAACGTCACCGACAGTGTTGTGCGTAACAATAGAGTTATCCCATTCAATGAGCCACACTGAGCCGCCATATATAGGGTTATAACGCTCATCAATATCGTTCATTTTGACAAAGGGTAATTCATTTCTCTTTTTAGACAGCATATTTTCAACGTTTTTTGCATTGCACTCAGTCTTTCGGCTGTACGTTACAGGTTCAACCTTTGCCGTAGGTATGTACCCGGACACTTGCGATTCAACAAGCTCGTATGTAATGTTGCGAACAACAGTAGCTTTTTCTACCGAGCCGTCAATCTCGTTGTCACCCTTGTACTGCTTCATATTTCTCTCAATCATCTCAAATTGCGAATCGCAGGCACTTCTAGCCGTTGTATATAAGTCTTGAAAGAAAGAGAGTTTACTTTCTTTATCATCTGTTTCTATTCTCATAAATTACTTGGTTTTCCTCCCATTTTTCTGTATATTGCTTGTTTTTCCGCTTCTGACGTTGCGTTATATAAATCTTCTAACTGGTCTTGAGTATAGCGAACCCTTTTATCTGCCGCTGTAGCATTTGGGCGAGTCCAATATATTGCAAAATATCTGAGGGCATCGGGCGAATGCGTTATTTCGTGCGGCTCGTTCAGGGTGTCGTTAGGTCGCCTTGGGTCGTGAATAAGCTGAGGCAAATATTTGATAAGCTCTCGGCAGTTCGAGAAAATGTGAAGCCTGCTACTTCCGTTAGCGTCCTTTTTCAAAAGCTCCTTTATGCAAAGCCAACCTGCCTCTCGGTCATTGTTTGATTTAGTGAGTGTTAGTCCATTTTCGCCAAATATAAACGCCTTGCTTTTTCCTGTCTCTTGGCTTCTATTCCACAAGTCAGGCGGAGCTAGAGTCGCATATATATCCTCTTTATCAGTTGTGTTTTTTAATATAGCCTCTGCTGCGGAGCTTATAGGCAAATCAGATTCGCAATACTCTTTGTATACATAGCAATTTCTCGCAGAGTCTACCGCTATCCAGTACGCAGCCAAGCGGTCAAGACCGTAGTCTATGCTGATATACCGTCTCCAATCATGCGGTACGTCAAAGGGCTTACAAATATGCAGTTCCGGGTCGAATTCATTGAAATATTGCCCCTCAAAAATATTCCAGTCACCGTAAAGCAGTGCCTTTCTCTCTCTTTCGGGCAATGCTAAAAGACGCATCTTATATCCGGGGTCACTCTGCATCAAAAACTTGTTATCATCGACCTTTGACGGTATGAATATTCTGCTCATACCGTCACCTCCCGTAAATGCTATATTAGACGGTGAGGGGTCAACAAATCTCTCCTTGACCCACGAATGACCTACTCCTCCCGGGTTGGTTGAGGATTTTATCTGCTTTGGATAGTTATTTACGCCTCTGACTCTCGATATAAGGTAAATATATTGGTCCTTTGTAAAGTGAGTAAGCTCGTCAAATCTAACTACGTCATACTCCGCACTTTGATACTGATAAACGTCATTCTCGGTAGCACAGTATCCAAAATCTATAACGGAACCGTTTTTGAACGTACCTACGTGACTAGACGAGTTAAAAGTAAATATCTCTCTTGGATATATAGACAACGCTGTTCTGATAAGAGATTTATCAAGCTCCGCAAAGGTTCTTCTCAATATAAGCTGTTTTGATTTAGCATATTTAAGGGCAAACAACATTGCATCAATGATTTGACCGTAGGACTTACCACCGCCTGCGGCACCACCGAACAGCACCTCTGACTCGCTCGCATCTATGAATTCTTTTTGCTTTCTCGATACTTTCAAATCAATCTTCGACATTAATATTCACCGTAAAGGCTGCATCTGCCTTAACATCTTGCTCGACCTTTTCTCTCATGCCGTGATTGTTCATTGCCAAGAACCTTACTATCGATGCGTCAAACTTTCTCGTAAGACCACCCACAAGCAATCTGTCCTTTTGAATTGCCATCGCCTGTGCGTATGCGGTTGCGAATTGGGGGTATTTCTCCGAGTCCTCGTGCCAATCGTGAACTGTTCTAATTGCAAGGTCATTAGCTTCTGCAAAACCCTCCACGGTAGGAAATATTATCTCGGGATTTCGGAAATAATCTATTAATGCTTGAGAATACTCCTCCTTATATTTGCACGATAAATGATGCCCAGGCTTAAATCTTGTGTCCTTGCCTATTTCATTTCCCTTTCCAAATTGTCCGCTATTTTTTTTCATTATGACTCCTTTAACTAAAAAAGAGCCATTACACCTCCTACGGTTGTAACAGCTCTCACCTCTACGGGTATATGGCATATAAATATTTACTATTATAATCATAACATAGACGAAAAGGCTTTTAGTCGCAATTTTGCAAAAAGAAAAAGCCGCTACACTATTTGTGTAACGACTCTTCTCACTACTGAATCACATCTTCTACAACATCAAACAGATGTATAGGGTCAAGTTGCAAATCAGTGCAACATCTTGCGAGAGCTTCAACGAAGGCTTTATTAACAGATACATCAGATATGAACGCAATATCTTCATTTTCCCTCATTGCCTTTATTCCGTAAGATGTGTAAGTTCCAATATCGGGATGCTCTAGCTGTTCTTCAACGGCTATGTAGTTGTACATCGACGTAATCGTATTCCCTTAAACTTTCACCGTTGATTCCGTAGAAAGCGATAATCTTCAACGTCAGCTCTGCACTTGGCAAAACGTGACCGTACTCGATTTGCTGATACCATCTTGCTGATATCTTCAACGCTTCTGCGGCTTGCTCCTGAGTAATCCCCATTTTTTCACGTGCGTGGAACACAGCACTTGCGAATCTTTGCTTAACCGACATAATACAGTCCTCCCAAAATTGAACTTGGCTTAACTGTACTATGTTTAATGATTAATTAGTACGATGTGTCTTGTTCCGTTTGTGAAATTTGACGAAAAACATCGTCATTTGTCACAATGCTTTTTAACTTGTCATATTTTGTCGCATTATCGTTAAGAACAGTTTAGACCGCCAAGTTGCTATTAATGATAAAATTTATGGTTTATTTATAAAAGATTTCAAAGTTGTATCCCTCTGATGTTTTATGTGCTATGACCTTCTCTATAATCTTCATAAGGGATTGATTTTTCTCACGTTCTGATTGCTTATCGTAGGTTTTCAGCACGTTCATTATATCCAATTTAGTTATGCCTTTGTTCACAGGGATATACTGAGCGGCTTCAAGCTCATTAATCTGCGACACTAGGGTCTTACGCATAGATTTATATTCATCTGAAGTATATACCTCATTTAGATATGCATCGTCGAGTCGAGCAATCTTCTTTTTTATAGCATTAATTGCTTGGGTATTATCTACAGATGGCTTTTCAACGCTACGTGGCTTGCCGGCAAGAATTTGTGCATCAACACGCATCTGCTTTAGAACAGCTTCTTCAGCGGCTTTAACTTCGATACTATGAGATACATTGCAAACGCCTCTGTTGTATTTGCTACATTGTAGACGACCACCGATACCATGCGTTAATGTCGCTCCGCAATTACTGCATTTAAGCAATGTGCGAAGAGCATATTCATTTTTTCGTGACTCTCTTCTGTCTTTGGTTCTTTCAAGCAAATAACGGTTATAGCACTTTTGCCATAGCTCCTCGTCTATAATAGGCTCGTGTATTCCCTTTTGATATATTACTTTATCGGTATCGATAGTTTCGCCCCTCTTGCGTCTGCCATCGGTCGAGAACGCTATATAGCCTTTATATAATGGATTTGATACCATATAGGTTATAAATCTATTATCGATAGGATTACCAAATTTCGTCCTCACGCCCTGCTCGTTCAATCTGATAGCCATTTGTCTAGCTTTACCGCCGGCTGCGTATTCTTGAAAAATAGATTTAACAAGCGGTGCTTTTTCCTCATCTATCACGAGCTTTTTATCTACCATCTTGTAACCTATGGGAGCGTATGAGCAGAATTCCCCGGCTTTCGCCTTGGCACTCATACCACGCTTAACCTCTGTAGCAAGGTTAATAGAATAAAACTCATCAGACCATTCAATAATCATCTCCACTAGTCTGCCATATACAGATTGCATTATAGGCTCAGATATGGAAACAACATCGATTCCACATTTTTTTCGGAGTATAGATTTATAATAAGTCGCCTCATCCATATTCCGTGTAAAACGGGAAAATTTCCAGAGAAGTATGATGTCGAAAGGTTTAGGCTTCTCTTTAGCAATAGCTATCATTTGTTGAAACTTAGGTCTATTAGATGCTTTTCTACCAGAATACCCTTTTTCTCCATCGCCTTCAATGAATATGTACTCATCCGGAACTATAATATCATTTTTTTTTGCATATTCCCTTATCTGTTCTAATTGAGATGATGGCGAAAGCTCGGTTTGCTCGTCGGTACTAACACGAATATAAGCAGCGCCTATTTTCATTACATTATACCTCTGTATTATCTCGTTCTATTGTTTCTTTTATTGCACGCTTGATGAAACCGTTCACTGTTTCTCCTCTTTTTTCAGCGTGAACTTGTATCTTCTCTCGCTCGCCCTTAGGAACACGAACCTTAATATCATCGTAATGCGATTTTGTATATTTAGCAACGGCTCTTTGGTTAGCCTTAGGTATAGCCATTTTTTCTCCTTTCTGGTAGTTGTACTTTATTATACCACAAATTGATATGAAGTAGGAAACAACACATAAAAGCCCGGTTCACTACCAGGCTTTTATTTTTGAGAATCGGGGGATAGTTCAACTTGATCGTCGGTAGATACTCTGATATACGCCGCTGCGGTTCTTATGTTGTTTTGCATTATTCCCCCCTTGATATCATGATATCATTCTCTATCTAAATTTCGCCTTGCAGTTTCAGCTTCTATTTCCTCAGATACCTTCATAATAATCTTTTTTAGCCTATACTTTATTACAAAGCATGCGGCAAACAATGAAGACCAAGAAATAGCAAGCAATACGGTCAATACCACGGGAGCACCGCAAACGATTCCAATTATAACGCCTGCAATGTCTGCAATATCGCTTAAATACTTCTCAAAGAACACATATATAACTATGAATATTAACGCCACCCACCAAGGCAAACACCAAAAAACAATACACATAGTAAGTATGTGAGGCAAGTAGAATAGGTACTTCACCACCTTGGCAAATGATAATAATTCTTGATACTGCTGTTCTACGGGTTTGTAATACATATAAATACCTCCTAAAATTGATAAATCCATTATAACACTATCAAAAGATATTTGCAACAAAAGATATTTTTAAGGATAATTTTGGTAATTTTTGAAGTTTAATTTTTATTTACAACTTGCGACAGAAAACTATCCCTAGGATTACAAGTAACAACATCGCAGAAAGCATCAGATAGTCAACAAAAACAGTTTCTTCTCCTTTGTGAAGAGCTTTATAAATCTCTCCTCCAGCTAATACTAACAAATCGACTATTAATATAACTATTCCGCCCCAGCCGTCATCATCCTCGTCACTATAATTAAGATGTAAAAGATTACTAGTACTAATGTCGTTTTTTTTCATCTAAATCACATTAACAAAATAAAATTTTGCTCCTAAACCAAACTTTCATTGATTTTGTATTTTGCCTTATCTCTCAAGTCTGCTTCCATTTCGCATTCTTCTACTGCCATTTCCTGATAGAAATGATTTTTTCTGATATGACGACACTCGTGTATAAAAGATTTGTTTTGTCTTTCTTTTGAGAGATTGGCATTAATGTATATATTAAAGTCGCCATTTTCGTCAACGACTGTAACTGCGTTAACTTTCATAGGAAGATCTGCAAATCGACATATAAAATCATTCATTACTATTTTTTCTCAATGCCTCTATAATAGCTACCGCTTTTTTAACATCATCAACAGTTGCATCTTTAGCTAGAGAAAACAACATTTTCATTTCGGGGCGATTTTTTAGCATTTGCAAATATTCAATAAGTTCGGGGTCCCGAGGAATTATTTCATCTGTATTTTCACGTTGCTCTACCATTGGAACATCAAATCCACTAAGCCACGCTTCAGAAACCTCTAGTATTTTTGCCATTTTTGTAATAGTTTCAGGACGTGCAGAGTATTTTCCTGACAAATAATTACTAATATAACTTCTATCAACGCCCAATCGATATGCCAAAACCGATTGTTTCATATTTTTATTTACGAGTGCAATTTTCAATCTCTCGGAAAAGGTCGCCATATAAAACCCCTTTTTTATTTACATTATACAAGATGTTCCAAACAAATTCAATATTTTTTGAAAAAAGTTTGGATTTTTTTCAAAATACCGTTGACAAAATCAAAACACGGTGATATAATTGTTATAGTATTTCCAAACATTCTTGATATTCACAAACACAATATCCCACGCAATTGGGGCAAAGAAAAAAGCGGCAGCATAAGCCACCGCTAAATACAAAAATTCAAAGGAGAAAAAAATGAACTACATCAAGATCAACAATCAGAAAATCCCACTAACCGACGAACAAGTTGAGCAGATTCGCAATACTTTTGTTCCCGGTATCGCCTTATCCAGCATTGAAGTAGGCAAAACATTCAAGCTAGGAAAGTACGAATTTATCGTGCTTGAACACGCAAAAGAAACCACAGCCGTAATTTTGAAGAATTTGCTTTACTCTTCCAGAAAGTTTGGAACAAATAACAATTACAACGGCTCTGATATGGACAAGCTTTGTAACGATTTCGGAGAAGAAATCGAAGCAATCATCGGAAAAGACAACTTAGTCGAACATACCGTGGACTTAACTGCTGACGACGGGCTAAAAGACTATGGAGCTGTAAAACGAAAAATGGCATTGATAACAGCAAATACATACCGTAGATATGTTGAGTTGCTCGATAACTATAAGCTGAGCGGGTGGTGGTGGACTGCTACGGCATATAGCACACCTAAACACGAAGATTCGTCGTGGGTTAAATGCGTCTCGCCCCGCGGCTACTTCTTCATCAATTTCTACTGCGACAGGTTCGGCGTGCGTCCGTTTTGTATCTTAAAATCTAATATCTTTGTATCCCAAAATTGAAAGGAAAAATAAAAATGAAAACACTTGCAGAAATTAAAGTAGGCGAAACCTTTAAGGTTGCGGACATCAAGTTTATCAAGTTCGCAGACGAAAGCGGACACACAGTTGCAGTCGCAAAAGATTGTGTATTTGATTCGACGTTCGGCGGTAACAACAATTTCGCAACAAGCACATTAAAGAGCCGTCTTGAAAGCGAGGTTCTCTCTAAAATTGAAAACAAAATCGGTGCAGAAAATATTGTCGAACACGAGGTTGATTTACTTTCGCTCGACGGTGACGATAAGTGGGGAAAGATAAACTGCAAAATCAGTTTGCCTACATTCGATTTTTACCGTAAGAATGTAAAAATATTTGACGAATACAAACTTGACGAATGGTGGTGGCTTGCAACAGCTGATACAACGGATAAGCATTCCAACGATAATTGGATTACTTGCGTCTCGCCCCTCGGCTACGTCAACTACTTTAGCTTCGACTACGGTCTCGGCGTGCGTCCGTTTTTAATCTTTGCCTCTTCTATCTCTGTATCTTGCGAGGAATAATGTCAGATAACGATTTGAAAGTGATAGTCAAAGCAAAAGAACTGGCTACGCACACGTTCAAGTTAACCTCTAATTGTAACAGGTATCCAAAGAAATATCGCCATTCTCTTGTAGACAAAATTCAGATAAAGGCTCTTGATATTTATACCACGCTGTTTGAAGCAAATCGCATAAATAATGTAATACATAAATATCAACGTCTTGAAATGATAACCAAAGCAATTACATATTGTGACGAGCTTTTGTTTTTCATTGAGTTGTCAATGAATTTATCTTTATTAGCTGACAACTCATCTGCATATTGGAGCAAAATGGTTTCCGATGTAAAATTTATGGCTATAGCTTGGAGAAGCAAGGAGCGACAATAACAAAATATAGGCTGTGAGTTGTATTTTTCTTTTGCGTCTCGCCCCACGGCAACATCAACAACAATAACTACAACAACAGTAACGGCGTGCGTCCGTATTGGTGGATAGTCAGACAGAGTAGGCAAAATGCCGAAATCAGCACACCACATCAAAAGAACTCACAACCTTTCCATATGGATAAACAAAAAGGATTATGTTGTATGACCGACTTCCAAAAAGTAATTGATTTTGAAAATATGTATAAGGCTTACCGCAAGTCAAAATGTGGCAAGGGATTTAAGAAAAGTTCTGCACGTTTTAACATTATGGCTTTGGACGGTATAAATAAACTTATTGAACAGTTAAAAAACAAGACATATACAATATCGCCTTACAATGAGTTTAAGGTTTATGAGCCAAAAGAACGTGTTATTCAAACAACATCTTTTAAGGATAAGGTCGTACAACATAGTCTATGTGACAATATAATACTTCCGAGATTGGAGAAGATTTTTATTTACGATAACTGTGCAGGGCAAAAAGGCAAAGGTAACTTATTTGGTCTTGACCGACTTGCCGAACAAATGAAAGTGTTTCATAAAAGATATGGTTTTAAGGGATATATACTAAAGTGTGATATAGCAAAATTCTTTTATAATATCTCGCACGAGCAACTAAAGGACATCGTGGAATATTGGTTTGGATATGACCCGGATATTTGTTGGCTTATCAACCTATTCATTGATAGCACCGATGGCAAGGGAATACCGCTTGGCAATCAGATAAATCAAGGACTTGCTTTGCTCTACCTTGACGGGATGGATAAACTAATAAAGCACGAACTTGGCATTGAGTTTTATGGGCGATATATGGACGATTTCTACCTTATACACCACGACAAACAGTATTTGAAATATTGTTTGCAAGTGCTGACCGAGTATCTTGAAACGCTTGACCTGACGCTAAATGGCAAAACGCAGATATTTCCGTTCAAAAACGGTGTAAATTACCTTGGCTTCCACACTTATATAACGGAGAGCGGCAGGATTATTAGAAAACTAAAAAACGAAAATAAGCGAAATGCACAAAAGAAATATCTGAAAATGGCGAAGTTAGTTGAAGCTGGCAAACTGCCTAGAGAAAAATTCGATATTTCATTTAATGCTTGGAAAAATCATATTTCTCATGGCAACTGCTACAAATTATTACAAACTTTTGAACATAAAATTACAACAATATATCAATCGGGCGATTGGAAGCTCGTAAAAGTTGAGAAGAAATAAGAGAGGAGAAACATATGTCAAAGACAATATGTAAATACCCAAAGGTAAACGGAAAAATTGCCGAAGTGTATGGCACCCGAACCCGATATGCCGTAGCACTCGGAATATCAATCAACTCGCTATGTAACAAGCTCAACGGCAAGACGCCTTGGAAAGAACGAGAAATAGCGAAATCTTGCGAGTTGCTGAATATTCCTAAAGAGGATATCGGCATTTATTTTTCGCTATAAATGTTTGGATTTTCAACACAATAATTAATGGAGGAAACAAAAGTGTGGAAAAACTTTATCTGCCTTTCTATTACACTTGGCGAGATAAGACCAAGAATTTAAGCAATGAAGAGTTCGGTAAACTCACTAGAGCAATATTACTGTACTCTGAAACAGGAGAATTGACAAGCGGATTTTCTGACCTTGGTGAAATGGCGTATGAGTTTATAACCGATGTTATTAAGAGGTCACAAAAAAAGTCTGATGACGGACGAAAAGGTGCGTATAAGCGTTGGAATAGTGACCCATATAGCACCCATATAGCCACCCATTACAACACCAATGCTATAAATACAAATATAAATATAAATAGAAATAGAAATAAAAATAAAAATAAAAATAGAAATACAGAAGAAATTACTAAAGAAGAAAAACGCAAGCGTTTTCTTCCGCCCTCGCTCGATGAGGTCAGACAGTATTGTATTGAACGAAGAAATAACATCAATGCAGAGCAGTTTATAGACTTCTACACTGCTAACGGTTGGAAGGTCGGCAAGAACGCTATGAAAGACTGGAAAGCTGCTGTTAGGACTTGGGAAAGAAACGGTATTCAGAACAAGTGCGAAAGAGAGTATTCAGAAGCCGAAAAGGCAGAAACAGAAGCCTTTATACAACGACAGCTTGAGAGATTTGAGGAGATAGGCAATGGATTATAGAGGACTTGTGCAAAATCTTGATACTCTTGCCGAGCTATCCAACCCGATTAAGCCGGGAGATTTTCGTGACGGGCAAGGAGTATTACACTGCGGAAAATGCGGTGCGGCTATGGAGTACATACAAAGTAAAGATAAAATCAAGGTTTCACAATCGTTTTATGATGAGCTTGACGAAGAGCATAAAAGACGAGTTGACGAAATGAGGAACTGGCTTGCCGGGAGAAAGCACCGTATCCCCTGCCGATGTAAAGAGGAAGAACGCAGAGCATACGAAAAGGCACAGCGAAAGCAATATATCAAGGACAATATGAATTACTGCTTTGGAAAAACTCCTACACTTTTCAACTACGTATTTGAGCTTGACGATAGTCCTAATGAAAAAACGTCAAGGACTTCCAGACAATACGCTTCCGGATTTAAAAAGTACGCAGATATAGGCTGGGGATTAATATACGTAGGCGAGGTAGGACACGGCAAGACCTTTTATGCCTGTGCGGTTGCAAACAAGCTGTTACAGGACGGATATAAGGTCAAATTCACTAACATTAACGATATAGTCGGACAAGCTAATCAATTCTTCCTGCCTATTTCAACAATGGTTGACAGCCTATGTGAAAACGACCTTATTATACTTGACGATTTCGGAGCAGAAGAAAGCACTGATAAAATGCAAGCTAAAACATATCAAATTATAAATGCTCTATACGAGCGAAAAAAGCCTGTCATAATCACAACTAACATCAAGTCTGATGTGTTGAAGAATCCGCCCACGACCGAAGCACAGCGGATATATTCAAGACTGCTCGAAAGAGCAACGTTGTTAACGGTCACTAGCCCAAAGGGTGACAGAAGAATTCCCGCAACATAAACTGACTAAAAAAGGAGATACATATATGGCAAGAAAGCAAACAAAATATTCCTGTCTACCGTCAAAACGCAACGGTCACCTACTCACCGAACAGGACAGAATTGACATCAGCTGCAATCTCCTAAAGGCTATGGCTGACCTAAAGGGTTATGACAAGATAGACATCTATGACGAACACGGAAACTTTATCAGAACTATGTAAAAACAAGGAGAGAGAAAATGGAAAAATACACTGTAATTATTAAGAGCAACACCACAAACGAGGTTCTTTTTGAAAAGGACGTTAACGCAATGGTAGCAGGCTTAGCTGCCGGGAACGACGCTTCCGCTATAATCCTTAAAGGCACTCAGGACGAAAACATAATAGCTATCAACGTGGTACAAAGCGAGATAGACCGTATTTTCGAGGGGGACTAAAAAATGAAGCTTAGAACTATAAAAGGTGAATGGGTTCTATTTGATGGCGAACGGCAGATTTCCGTAACCGAGGGTAGCATTGCGTTTGGTTACGTATTCGTAATGATGGGAGTAAGGACTATTCCCTGCACCACTCCCGCACTGCACCCGGTAAGGTCATTAGTTCCCCACCCTAAGAAACGCAGGCTCACGAAAAGGCACCGTGAGCTTGTGAATAAAATTAAAGCTAATACAGTCGCTTGTTACATATAAGGAGATTTGCTATGAACGAAAACAAAGACATAATAATAGACTCTCTTTGCTCCACTATTAAAACGCAGGACAAGCTCATTAAGAGCCTTGAGGGAGAGATTGAATACTACAATGTCAGAATAAAAGAGTTGGAGGGGATAAGGAATGCTTAAATCATTTGCCGAACTTAGAAAAATAGACGTCAGACCATACGTTAAGAAGCGTGACGGTAACGATTATCTGAACTGGGCAAAGTGCAAGGAGTTGCTTCACGAGAACGGTGCTGAGGTTGTATATTTTGAGCCTTGCGTTAACTCTAACGGCTCCTCCCTCTTTATGTCAGACGTTACCTTCACCGATAAAAGCGGAGTCACAAACCGCTGTTATGAGGTAAGGGTTAAGATTGTTATAGACGACCTAATATTTGAAGCTCAATATCCGCTTATGAACGGCTCTAACCCGGTAAAAGATAACTCTATGAGTCAGCAAAGAGTCTGGAATGCACAGACAAGAGCTTTCGTAAAAGGCGTAGCAATGCGGACAGGCCTCGGCTTCAGCTTATGGCTTGACGAAGAAGACATAGACGATAGCGAGGACCTTTCCAAGCATCAGCTTGCACTTGTAAAAGAGCGTTTCCAAATCGAATATACAAACTTGATACGATATAAAAAAATGACTACGAAGCAGATTGCCGAAGCCTGTGGTATGACCGAAGACGAGGTAAAGGTTATATTTACATACTTTGACCTGCTTGACCGCTTTGAAAAAAAGCTATTGGCAATATGATAGAGTCTAAGGACAGAAGCTACTATTTCGGTGCCAGTGATACAGATAAGATAGTTGGAAAATGGGGTTCTCGTACTTGGTGTAAATGGTGGTTGCAAAAGCTAGACATAAATCACGACTCATTTACTAACAAATACACCGATGCCGGTACCCACTTTGAACACCGAATATTAAAGTATCTTGATATTCCTGATATAGAGTTAGACAAGCAAATCATAATTGAGCCCTTACGTCTTCGTGTCAATTTGGACGGAAATACGGAGAATTGTATATATGAATGTAAGACGTATAAGTACGACACAGCTAAGGTATGGAAACCACCGCAAAAATACATAAATCAAGTTCAGATACAAATGTACGCCAGCGGCATTCATAACGCCAATATTGTAGCGTATGGTCTTGTCAAAAAGGATTACGCCAACTATTTTTCCGACATAGACGACAAAAGGCTTTCAATTCACCCTGTGACATATGACGAACAGTGGATTAAGAACGTCTACTTTTTCAAGTACGGAATATTGCTTAAACATCTTATTGAAGGGAGCTTTCCAATATGAAGATTACCGGAAGTATTGCGGACCTTTCTTTCGACTTCCGCACCGGCAAGCCAAAGGTCACTCTTATCCTAAACGAGAAAGAAACGTTTCTAAACGGTGTGGACGAGCTTAAAGACTGCGATAAGCTCACGGTCGAAATGAAAAAATACCGTCCTAAGCGTTCTCTCGATGCAAATGCGTACTTTTGGTTACTTCTTGGAAAGCTCGCTGAAAATCAAGGAATACCCACAGACGAGATTTACAGGCATTACATAAAAGAGGTCGGGGGAAATGCTGACATCGTATGCGTAAAAAATGAAGCTCTTCCAAACCTCGTGGAAGCGTGGAAGCGGTGCGGTCTTGGTTGGTTCAGCGAAACCTTTCCGTCAAAGCTAGAGGGTTGTACGAACGTTCTGTTATATCACGGTTCTAGCGATTTCGACACCGCACAAATGTCAAGACTTATTGACCACATCGCCCAAGACTGCAAAGCCGTAGGTATAGAAACAGCAACACCGGAGGAGCTTTCTCTTTTGAAAGAGGGGTGGAGCAAGTGACAAAATTCACCGTATACAACAAGGATACCGTTTGTCCTTTTTACAAGGCTTTGCATGCTACAACGAAAAAGGAAAAAGAAAGAATATTAAAAACAATTGCTTGCGAGGGGTTGTGTGATGCGAAATTTATTAAGCTCTCTTTCGGCACAGAAAAGAAGCGTAACGTCCACGCTAAGCATTATTGCGATACGTTTAACTACAAAGAATGCCCTATAGCACAAACGCTGATTAAGGCTAAATACGGAGGAGATTTATGAGAACGAGAGAGGTTATTAATTCAATGACGGATAAGGAGCTATCGGACTTATTTTGCAACCTTATAGAGTCCGTTGCAGACAAGGTTGAGCAAAAGGTTGATATAAATAGTATGTGCGACCTATGTCCTGTCAGCAAGACGTGCGTGAGGGGCAAAAGCGGCTTTACTACGCTTCTTGAAAGCGAGGCAACGGGTAAAGTTGCCTTTATACAGTAATGCAATACAAACAAAATTTAAGGCTTATAGGAGATATATAAAATGGCAAGTTTCAACAAGGTAATACTTATCGGAAATATGACGGCAGACCCAGAGTTAAAGCAGACTCAGAGCGGTGTGTCAGTATGCTCTTGCTCAATAGCGGTTAACCGCCGCTTTGCAAAGGAGAACGAGCAAAACGTAGATTACATAAACATCGTTACCTGGCGTCAGCAGGCTGAATTTGTCAGCCGCTATTTCAAAAAGGGCAATCCTATTCTCGTATGCGGTCAGCTTCAGACAAGGAGCTGGACAAACAGTAACAACGAAAAAAGATATACAACGGAAGTAGTTGCTGACGAGGTTTCATTCGTTGCACCTGCGAACAATGAACAAAAGCAGACACCGCCTAATCCTCAGAACTTCCAAAACGGCTCGTATACACCGGGAGCATATACAGGCTCGAATAATGCTCAGTTCGAGGAAATACCTAATGACGAGCAATTGCCGTTCTAGGAGGAACAAATGTATCAAGACAACATATTTAACGAGCTTATAATAGATAACTTTGCCGGGGGCGGCGGTGCTTCGGTCGGTATCGAGCTTGCAACGGGCAGACCTGTAGATATAGCGATAAATCACGATGCGGATGCAATAGCAATGCACTCTGTAAATCACCCTTATACCACGCACTACCAGGAGGATGTATTCGTTATTAACCCAGAAGAAGTAACGGGTGGCAGACCTGTCGGCATAGCTTGGTTCTCTCCCGACTGCAAGCACTTCTCACGTGCTAAAGGCAATAAGCCTGTCGAGCATAAAATCAGAGGTTTGTCCTGGGTAGTTATTAAATGGGCAATGTCAAGCGTAGCACCCAGATGTATCTTTATGGAGAACGTTGAGGAGATACAGACCTGGGGACCGCTTATCGAAGACGCAGACGGAAAAAGCCGTCCAGACCCAAAGCACGCAGGCGAAACCTTCAAGGCTTTTATTGGTATGCTCTCTGACGGTGTAGCTCCTGATTGCCCCGCACTTGCTGAAGCCTGTGAGTTTTTGAAAATTGATAGAGGTAGCAAGGAAGAGCAACGGCTTATTAATGGGCTTGGATATAAGGTGGAATATAAAGTGTTAAGGGCGTGTGATTATGGTGCTCCTACCATTCGTAAGCGTTTCTATCTCGTGGCAAGAAATGACGGCAAGCCTATAGTTTTTCCAAAGGCAACGCACGGAAAAGGCAAGGGGTTAAAGCCATACCGCACCGCAGCCGAATGTATAGATTGGTATATCCCTTGTCCATCTATTTTTGAGCGTAAGAGACCTTTAGTTGCTAACACACTACGTAGAATAGCTCGTGGACTCGATAAATTCGTTATTAAGAATCCGAAGCCGTATATCTTGGAAATGAACTTTGACAATCCTCTACAGGATATAGACAAGCCTATGAGCACTCAGACTAGTGCTAATCATCACTACCTTATTACGCCCAGTCTAGTACAGGCAAATTACGAGAATCCGGCACAGGACATTAGTAAACCTATGACAACCAAAGAAATCAAGGAATGCTTACAGCTTTTAGCAAAGGCAATAGAGCGGGTTACAGTCAACACTTACTGTGAGCAAGGTGCTTTGGCGGTAGACGAGGTGTTTGCTATTTTGGAAAAGGCAGAGAAGATAATCGGGGAAAAAGAGCAACGAAATTGTAGCAACTGTAATAATAAACAATCTAAATTTTGTAATGATTGCATTACTGCATACGACTCTACTCCTTCGCATTGGAAAGCAAAGGAAAGCGAGGACACGGAATGAAAATAGGAATTGTCGGTAAGAGCAGATATATTGATGCGGATAAGCTGATAGAACATCTCAATGCCAAATCGAAAACCGACTATGAAATGGGACTGTATAATCACGGAGCATTAACCGAGGCTTTCATTAGATTTGTTGAAAGACAGCCCACCGCCGATGTGGTTGAGGTCGTGAGGTGCAAGGATTGTAAGCATTTCGCCGAAGAAATGATAGGAGATGACCTCGAATATATTTGTGAAAGTGTAAGCGGAATGCTTAACCCTGTTCCCGATTTTTATTGTAGTTACGGAGAAAGGAGAGAGGAATGAAAGGCAATGAAGTTATTGCAAAGATTTTGCAATAAGAATACGACATAAAAGATTTGACAGGCTATGAAGAAATCGAATATGAAATACAACATTTCACCGATGAAATTTCAAGAGTGAAAATCAAGTCAACATCTAAAAGGAATTTTTGTTGCCCTGTGTATGCGATATTCGACGGATACCATATGTCTTGGTATGGAGATTACGGCTCATTCGTTTTTGATTGCACTTGGAAAACAAATGTGATGAATTTGGCATATCAATCGCCATATTATCAACTTGAAAAGCTCGATAGCGGAAAAAGATACTCGTTCGATAGTGCGACTTGCGAAGAGCAATTTTTGAAGCTCATAAAAGAGGGTAATTTTTATAACGATGATTTGACCGAAGAACAGAGAAAGCGTTTTGATGCGTATATATCCGAAAGTTTAGATTTTATTTTTGATAATGATATTCTCTATGAACACGAAGAGGTTTGCGAAGCGATAAAAAGACTTTATCGAGCAACAGGCGATGAATATGAGTGGGTTGAAAAGATAAGAAACAACGATTTGGAAGAAGAGGACTTTTACAATATCTTCGGTTGTGCAGACTACGAAATTTATGACATCGGAAATAAAGCACCTTTGCGTTTCTTTATAATTCTTTATATCTTAAGCGTTGTTGCGAATATGGAAAGTGAAAGGAGCGAAAATGACACTTGAACAAGCAAAGGAACTTCTTGACGAAGAATATGAAAGGGCGAAAAGGCTTGATTATGTGTATAATCCTCTTGCCTATGCCCTGCATCAAGTTTGGAAAAAGGCTGATAAGAAAAGGTGCAGTAATGAAAGAAAAAAGTCTTAAATACCAAGCGGACAATTTCGGCTATCAGCAATTTTTGTTGGTTAACCTGCTACGCTCATATATAAGGGACGAGCTTGACGAGATTACAAATTTTAATATAAGGGTTGGTGCGGAAGAAATAGCTCTTGATGATTGGTATATATATGTGATTGAGATTGCATATCATATCGGATATTCGTACTCTATATTGAAAGAAAATATAAGTGAGGTTACATACAAAAAATGAAAAAGTTAGTTAAGGAAAATCTAATTAAAAGACTGTCGGGGGGTAAAAATGGAACTTAATGCGGAACAGATTAAAACCAATATAGAGGCTTGTATAGAAAGAGAG